ATCATGGTCTTTTGTTATTTCGAATGGATTATTAACTAGAATGTCTGTTTCTTGTGCAAGTTCAGATTACTCTTATGATATTACAGATGGTGGAGGAGATTGTAGCATAAGTTATGGTTATGGCGGTGGAAGTTCTGGAGGTTCTGGAGGTTCATCTTACTAATAAATAAATTTTAAATATAAATTATGATAATTCCTAAATTACCTAGTATCAACAAAAGCGTTCTAACTTTTATAGTTGGAGCTATTGTTGTATTGCTATTCCTAAAACAATGTAATTCAATTCAACAATTGAAAGACGAAAAAGAAATGGCTAAAAAAGAGGCTAAAAGAGCAATGAACAATCTTTTAGCAGAGCAAGATAGCGTTAGAGTTCTTATTAAAGAAAACGGAGGCTTAGTTGCTTCAAAAAGAAGTTTTGAATATACTATCGATGAACTAAAAGATAATAATTCAGAATTAGTTGAAGAATACAAAGAGGCTCTTGGAGATATTAAAAATCTAAAAGATGTAAACTCTTTGATGAAAACTGAAATTGCAGTTCTATCCGAAGTTAAAGGTGGAGAATCTACAGTAACACAAAGTTCTGATTCTACAGCAAACGTTGCATTCTCTAAATTTGATGATTTTGGGAAAGGAAATACAAGAAAGTTTTCAGGATCTGTTGATGTTGCTTACAATTCAAATAAATTTACAGCATCTCCAGGAGAATTCAAAATTGAACAAACCATTAAGTTATATGCAATGACCGATGAGAAAGATGGATATAAGCAAGTTAGAATTGCAACTGACTATCCGGGAATTACTTTCGGAGAGATTGAAAATATAAACTTGATAAATAATAAGTTAAATAAACCAGAAAAGAAGGCAGGTTGGTCAATTGGCGCGGGAATCGGATATGGATTCTCTCTAGTTAATGGTCAACAAATTCAAACTGGTCCAAATTTAAGTATTGGACTATTTTGGAGCCCTAAATGGTTAAGATTCTAAAATTATTAAAATAACAAATGGCAAGATCATCTAAATTTATAGGACTAGATCAGGATATCGTGATGGAATTTATCTATCATGACCAAACTAGCTTATCTGAGGTTCTGATAGAGACCGATAATAATGGTAGTCATGTAAAATTTTTAGATACCGATGCCTCTGATTCAACAAAAACAAGATACTTAGTACATGAATTAGGTAACGATGTTGTTGAATTTTCAGTTGATACGGATGGGATTTACATTGTTGTAAATAACTTTGCATCTAGAGAACTACAATTACAAAATGGTAAAACTTATAAGTTTGATTTAAATAATTTAAACGATCCTTCTAATTTTAGTATTAACGGTGGAGGATCTACTTCATATTCAAACATAACTGGTATTTTAACATATACACCTAACACAAATGGTTCTTATAATTACGAATACACTGATACTACACTAAATCCTGATAAAGTTTACCAATCTGGAAGAATTATAGTTAGAGATAAAGCAAGTTCTTTATTTTCTATTCCAGACGCAGAAACTGGAAATACTATTAAAACAGCAGCTGGAGAAATTGGTAGATATTATGCTGTACAGCATGATGTTGATGGAACTAGATTTGCACTCTTAAATAATTCATTAGATTATCTACAATCTCCTTCATGGAGTGGAACAACAGTTCAGAATTTTCTTCCAGAAACTTTAGCAAATAATAGTAACCAAATTTGGTATGATACTATTAGATTGCATTTAAGAACTGGATTTAGTTTTGCTGGTAGAGGATATGATGGATTCTTATTTCAAGTTAAAGTACCTAGAATATCTGGAGTCTATAACTATTTTACTTCTTTGGTTTATAAAAATTCAAGTAATTTTGAAATTCAAAATCCAAATCCATTCGTACTTAATGGTACTGCATACTCTAAATTTATTGAGATTAAGGTTCCTGCATTACCTCACATGTATGACAACAATTTAAACCAAGATTTCCAAGATGTATTCTTTGCAAATCATCAAACTGGAGGATATGCATGTCTTGATGGATCTGCTGGTTATACTATTAATTTTAAACTAATTGATAGAATACTTGAAGTTGCTGGAATAGAGTATGCTGATGTTTCAGAAGGAAAAACATTTACCGTTCCGCAAGAAGATGAATTCCAAGATATTGTTGGAGTTATCGAAGAGGCAACTGATGGAGATTATTTTAAATTATATGGTACTAAAGACGGTAGCCAAAATGAATTTGAAGATTATATTTTAACTAGACAATCCACAACAGGCGATGATATTACTGTGTTTCATGATGTTGAAATTAGAGAAGTACTTGGATTAAGTAGTATTTCTACTTTTAATACAACATTTGTTCAAACTGAAGAATATGACCAACCTATATTATTTAGACCTATTATTAAAAACTCTAACGTTGCGTCAGGATTCTTTATTAATTATGTACTTCGTATTTATAATGAAACTGATAATACTCAAATTGTAAAGAAATCTACTTTATTTTATAGAAATACTTCTAAATATGGTAAGAGATTATCACAAGTAAATTTAGGTTCTAATGCTATAAATAAGATTTACAATACTTTGGCTGATACAAGTTCAAATAGAAGTTTAACAAACTTTGTTAACTCAATTAGACCAAGTGTTGGAGAAACTAAATACGTTCCAGTTGCGGTAGATACAACTAATATTTTAGCAGGAAGTAGCCTAGTAACATTAGATGGTGTAACTATTAATCAGTTAGCGAACATTCAGTATTTTTCTGATGGAGAGGCTACTATTACTCTATCAAAAGTTTCAGATAACTTTGTTAAATTTAAAGTTGCACAAAAAGATGGAGATTCAACAAAGTCTGTAAGTTTAGTAAATGCTGAAAATATTGAACTAATTCTTAAGAGTGGTAATATTTTAGCAACTATTAATCATGATCCTTCTTTCCCAGATATTGACTTAGGCGTTGGTGAAATTTTATTTAAAATAACAAAATCTACTGCGGCTAGATTTGATGAATCTGATGCTAACTTAAATGCTGATAAATTTTATATTAACATCATAAACGGTGGTACTAGCTCATTGCTATACCATGGAAATGTAAATATCATCTAATGATTTTAAATAGTAGAAATAATCTATACAACTTTAAGTTTCCTAGAAACTTTATTCCCAAGGAAGTTGCTGACAAATATAAAAAATATTTGAACAGAATGCCTGGGAACATACTTACTGAGCCAATAGATTTTATTAATTATAGTATTCAAGGTATTAATTTGCCTGGAATTAGTTTCGACCCAGTAACTCAACAGAATAACGATGGTACTATTAATTATCATAGAGGAGCTATGCCAATTCAAAACTTAGTTGAGAGAGAATTTACAGTAACGATGCAACTTCTTGACGGATTTATTAATTATTGGATAATGAATGATACTCTTCTATATTATTATAGTTGGGCAAAGAAAGAAGAATATGCCGAAGATTTAAAACTTCAAATTATGGATGCGGAAGGTATTCATGTTATTTCAGCAAGATTTCATCAACCAATCATGAAGTCAATCTCGGAAATTGATTTAAATATGAGTCAAAACGTTGCTGAATTTAACACATTTTCAGTTTCTTTTAATTATAATCAGTACTCTTTGGTGCTAGAAATAGACTAATATATACTATATGAAAACATTTGAACAATATTTATCAGAACAGCAAGTAACAGAACAAGATATTCAACTCCTACAAGAGTCACTTGTTTCAGAATGGACTCCTGAATTAGAAGCTAAAGTAGAAGCTGCTCTAGAACAATTTGTTGCTTCATATAAAAATGAAGATGGATCTTATGATTTTGAAAGATTCAACGAGGAACTAACCAATGAAGGTTTATTAGGATCTATTATTGGCGGTCTAACTGGTTTTGCACTTGGTTCTTCAATTGGTAAAACTGTTTGTAAAGTATTAGGAATCCAATCTGGATTAATGTATGATTTATTAACCTCAAGATTAGTTGGTGCTGCGTTAGGTGCTGCTCTTGGTAAAAGAATCTAAATGAATTTTATAGGAATTGACTTTTCACTTAACTCTCCCGGAGTTGTAGTACTTAATGATAAACTCAGCTTTATTTCTTTTTTAAAGCCTGGTACTGGTACAAAAGCAGACCAAGCTATGCAATCCCATATTTCACAATTACCGAATGTAGTTCTTGTAAATCAGCCGGTCTATCAGACATCTAAAGATTTTTCATCTCAAGAACTTTTAAAAATCAATCGCTTTATTAATATGGCGGATTCAATGATTGAGTTAATCAAAACAAAAATTAACGAAGGTCCTTGTATTTTTGGGTTTGAGGGTGTTTCTTACGGTTCAAATGGTGGAACAAATAATCTTATTGATATGGCTGCTGCCGCCGCTATTTTTAAGTATAAGATAATAAATTCATTTGATAATATTAGTAATATTCTTACAGTTGCACCATCGACAATTAAGAAGCATGCTGGAAAGGGAAATATGGGGAAAAGGGAATTGTGGGACGTTTTTGTCGAAAACCGTTTACAAGACCAAAATTTGTCCGACCTGGAGTTCTTTCAGTATCTACAGACACTTGAAATTGGGAAGTCGGTCCCGAAGCCGCTTGATGATTTGGTGGACGCTTACTTCCTAGCTAATTACTTAAGCTCATTGGAAGCGCTCTAAGAACCTTATCTTCACCTCAAAACCATAACTTATATTCACTCTGCACGGGTTTGTTTCACAAATTTAAAAAAAAGTTTTAAAAAAGTGAAAAAAGTTTTAGGATCTTACAATGTGTAAAGTCCGGAGCTTACAATGTGTAAAGTGAGATATATAGTATGTAAGCTGATAATATTACAGGACGCTGTGAAACATTATCAAATTACACTATATAAACATTATCGTTTTAAAGATTTAAGGTACCTAAAGATTTTAACGTATTAACAAATTTAAAGAAAATTAAAGTATTAAAGACATGGCAGAATTTGACATTTTTAATCTGAGCGTTGACGCAGTCGATACTCATGAAACACAGAGCTCTTCATCAACAAATGACATTTACAAACCTACCGCTGATGAAGGTAAAGACGGAACTTACAAAGCTCTAATCCGATTTGTTCCTAATCCAAAGAATCCCCGCAACTCACTAGTTAAAAAGTACGTACATTGGTTGACAGATGCAGCCGGTGAAGGTAAACTTATTGACTCTCCTTCTTCAGTTGGAGAAAAGTGCCCAATTGCAGATGCATTCTTTAAACTTCGTAAGTCTGAATCAGCTGTAGATCGCAAGATCGCTGATAAATTAAAAAGACGCGAACAGTATTATGCTTTGGTAAAAATTATCAAAGATCCTCAGCATCCTGAATTCGAAGGACAATACAAGATTTTCAAGTTTGGTTACAAAATCAAAGAGAAAATCGATGAAGAATTGAAACCTGCATTCGGTGAACCTACACAAATTTTCGATCTATTTAATGGTAAGAACTTTGAGCTGATTATTACTCGTCAAGGAGATTATAACAACTATGATAAGTCGAAATTCTCAGCAAGCAAATCAGCAGTTGTTGTTGATGGTGAAACTGCAGAAAAGACCCAAGAGTTCATGACCAAAATCAAAACTGAATTAGATGCAGCTCCATCATTGGAACCTTATGAGTACAAAGCATGGGATGAAGAAACTCGCGATTTCGTGAACAGCATTCTTCGCCAATATTTGAACCCAGGTTCTGCAATGGATGAGATTGTATCAAAACCAAAAGCTAAAGCAGCTCCAAAAGTTGAAGAATCAAACGATTTCGATTTCGATACTCCAACATCTCCAGCTCCGAAAAAAGCTGAAGCTGCTCCAGTTGAATCAAGTTCAGTAGATAGTTCTGATGATTTAGATTCGTTCTTGAATGACCTCGACCTCTAAAATATCAGAAGAATTAAAGTTAAAAATCAAAGTCTTAGTTAAGAAAGTTCTACAAAAAGAGCACGCAAACTTAAACAAGACCATGATAAAGGAAATGCCAGGGCGAATAACTCTGGCATGTCCTTATTGTGGTGATTCGCATTCTGACGATAAAAAGAAACGTGGTAATATCTACTGGGACACTCTACAGTATCATTGCTTCAACTGTGGAGAGCATTCTGACGTATATAGTTTCTTAAAGGACCATGAAATAAGATTCGACAACACTGAAGATTCAATTCAGGTTATTGAATGGATCAAAGAGAATAAGAGCGAAACAAATCATGTTGAAGTTTTGCAATATGGAATGTTTGAAAAAATGTTTCAGTTGGCTCCAACCGTAGATGAATTATGTTCTACGTTAAAGATGGTTAAAATCGATGTCGGCGATGCTCCTTGGCTCTATCTTAGAAAAAGGTTACTATCAAACAAATTAGAAAACTTCCTTTTTTCCCCAAGAGATAAACGTATCTATGTTTTAAATTTGGCTCCAGGAAATAAGGTAATTGGTATGCAATCAAGAGCTCTTGTTAAAACAAGCAATTCAAAATACCTAACATACGATCTTGATAAAATCTTAGAATGGATGGAGCGACCAATTGAAGTTACTCCAGAAGAAAAGATTGCCATTAGTAAAATATCAACCTTATTTGGAATCACGCAAACTGATTTTACTCGACCCGTAACTATTTTTGAAGGTCCACTTGACCGAATGTTTATGAGTAATTCAATTGCTCTTTCTTCGGTAGGACGCGATACAACGGAACTTGATGAGGTTCCAACAATTCGTTATATGTTTGATAATGATAAAGCTGGTAAAACAAAGATGCTTGAAAAGCTAAAAGCTGGTAAATCAATCTTCTTGTGGACCAAATTTCTTAAAGAAACTAAAATGAATACATATAATGAAGAAATAAAAGATTTAAATGATTTAGTAATTGCTGCATATCGAAACAAAAGTGACTGTCTCTCTAAAATAAACAATTACTTTAGTAACTCGATGTTAGATGCATACTATCTATAAAAATAGCTTTATCGAAATGATCGATAACGAATTTGAAGATTTTGAAAGACAAAAAGATCAGTTTAAGGGTTTAAAAACTCTTGTTGATTTTGAGGCATCAAAATATGAATATGAAGGAACTAAAATAAGTACTGAAATTAAACCTAAATTTAAACAAAAGGTGAAAACTAGTATTTATATAAAACCCGATAAAAACAGCAATAGCTTATTTTAAAATAATTAATAATGGAAGTTGAAACTAAACCAAATAAAATACAGCAACTAGATGAGTATTTAGCAGCTCAAAGAGCTGAATGGACTAAGAAAATCAGAGAAGTTGCAGATGAATTAAAGGCTGGAGTTAATCTTCCCGAAACATCTTCATATACTCTTAGCTATCGACAAATTTTAGTTGATATGATGGCATCTATTAGCTCTAAGATTAGAGCACAAAAAGCAAAACTAGATAGAGAATATAAGACCGCTTGGATTGGTTATTACAACTATGATTATAAACTTTCAGATGGACAGCGCGTAAGATTTATTGAGGCTGATTTATCTGAGGACTATCAAATACTAGAATTGTTAGAGAATCAAAAAGATTTCTTTACAAATTCTGTTAAAACGCTTGATAATATTGGATTTGCAATTAAGAATCGAATTGATATGAAGCAACTTTAAAAATACAAAGATGAGTTTTGGTAATTACACTAACAGATGATAATAGGTTTTTACGAATTGATGAAGCTGATGAACTTGAACTCGAACAATTAAATTTAAGTCTCACCAAGCGAATTGATGGCTGGAGGTTTAATCCTCTAGTCAAAAGGGGTGTTTGGGACGGGTACATTTCATACATTAAAGATAATAAATGGATTCCTGCAGGTCTATGGAAATATGTCATGGAGGTTTGCAAAGAATACAACTTTGATTTAAAAATTAATGGAATTACTCGCATATTTGATCGAAATATCACAGCAGAAGGATTTGAAAAATGGGCATATGATTTTTTCAATGGCTATAAATTAACACCACATGATTATCAAATTGATGCAGCTTTTAATATTCTTAAATTTAAAAGATGCTTAGCAGAATTAGCAACATCAGCTGGAAAGACAATGATTTCCTTTATGACAGTTGCCTATATGCTAGAAAAACAAAAAGCACAAAAAATTCTTTTTATCGTACCAAATGTTTCTCTTGTCGTTCAGGCAAGTGAGGACTTTATTGACTATAATTGGAAAAACCAAGTTAAGATTAGAATTCAACAAATCTATTCTGGTCAAAAGGTTAAACCGAATGCAAATGTGGTTATTGGTACATATCAATCCCTAATTAAAAAAGAGAAAGAATACTTCGATGAATTTGATTGTGTAATCGTCGATGAAACACACAAAGCCAAATCACAATCAATTAAAGATATTTTAGCAAAATGCAGAAATGCACACTATCGATTTGGTCTATCCGGAACAATTCCAAAGGATGGATCAATAGATAAGCTAACACTGATGTCTCAAACAGGTCCTGTAATTACTGAAGTAAAAGCAGCATATTTACAGCAAGAAGGCCACATTGCACAGTGTCGTGTAAAAGTAATAGAAATGGATTATGCACCAGAAGCAACAAAGAAAGCTTTCCAAGAACTTGCTCAGAACAGATACGAAAATAAAGATGTCTTCCAACTCGAGCAAAACTACATCATCAACAATGATGCACGTCTTGACTTCATTGTCAACGTTATTTCCAGAGTACCAAGGAATTCTTTGGTTCTTTTTCACCGAATCGAGCATGGTAAAAGGTTATACGATGCATTACGCCAAAGAAGTCAAAAAAAGGTTTTCTATGTTGACGGTGGAACAGATTCAGATATTAGAGAAGAGTATAAAAAGAAGATGGAACACGGGGACGAAGTTGTCATTGTTGCATCTTACGGAACTTTTTCAACGGGAATCTCGATTAAAAAGATTCACAGCGTCTTCTTCACGGAATCATTTAAATCAGAAGTTATCATTAGACAATCAATTGGTCGAGGACTTAGACAGCACGAGTCAAAAAAAGAAGTAATAATTGTAGATTTTGTTGATAATTTGTCAACGGCTGATTGGGATTGCTATCTTTATAGGCATGGACAAGAACGACAAAGAATCTATAATCAAGAAAAATTTAAATTCGACGTTAAGAAGGTTACATTTGACGGTTCGGCATAAGTAAACTTTAGTAAATTCAAATGAATATATAAGATAAGATTAAAAAAATATGAATAAAATGGAACTAAACAGAATTTCATCATTTAAATCTTTTTCAGAAATGAAAAAACAGCAGGATGCTGTAAAGACTGAACAAGATAATAAAAGTAAAAGAGTTAAATCTCTTGAGAAAATTTCAGCTATCTTAGATGAGTTAGAAATTTCAGACATGTCAGAACTTGACGAAGAAAAGAAAAGAGCACTAGTTGCAAAAATTTTTAATGAAGACCGCGCTGAAGAAATCGAAAAAGAAATCATGGCGATGGGTAAAGAAAAAGATGCAGTTGAAGATGTTCTTAAAAAAGTTGAAGAAGACCGCGCTGAAGAAATCGAAGGTAAAATCAAAGATTTAGGAGAGCCTGAAAAAGAAGATGCTGATGATGCTGAAGAAGTTCAAGCAGATTTATATGAAGCTACAGTTACTCTAGATGCTATTGAGCCTAATGAAAAAGGTCTAGTTGATTTTTGTAAGAAAAAGGGTATTAAGTGGAAAATCGTAAATATGAATGGTCCTGCAGCCAACTATCCAGAAGTTGAATATGTTGGTAAAAAGAAGGATCTTGAAAAAATGATTCAAGATTTCTGGGGAAAAGATAGTGGTCTAGAAGAATTCATCGAAGAAGCATATATTTTTGAAGCTCGTTCAATTAATAAAATTCAAAATGATTGGAGCAAAATTACTGCTGAAATGGCAGCTAAAGCTCAAGAATGGAAAGCAGCCGAAGGCGATGCTAAAGCAGCTTTATTAGATGAATTAAAAGCAATGACTGCTAAGAAAAAAGCTTTAGAAGCTGAATTAAACGATGCAGTTGCTGGTAAAGATAAAGATCTTGAATTAGCAGTTTCTGAAGGAAATGCATTTACTGGAGCTCTTTTTGCTGCAAGAAATAAAGGTCAAAAAACTTTTGAATTTAACGGAAAAACATACAAAGTACATGGTGCTAAGACCGTTAATGAAGATGATGAAGAAGTTCAAGAAGGAAATGCTTTTGGAGATGCGGTTAGAAAGGCAAAAGAAGAAGGTAAAGACGAATTCGAATTCCAAGGTAAAACTTATAAAGTAGAAGAAGCCGAGGAACTTGAAGAAGGAAATGCTTTTGGAGATGCGGTTAGAAAGGCAAAAGAAGAAGGTAAAGACGAATTCGAATTCCAAGGTAAAACTTATAAAGTAGAAGAATCAGTAGTTACTGAAGGTGTAGTTTCTATTAAAGGTGGTAGAATCATTGCACACAAAGTTCTTAATAAATTAGTGGACATGGATCTTATTCCAGTTAGAAAGAAAACTGAAGATTTATTAGAAACTATCGCAGAAGTAATTGCAAATGCTAAAATGGAATCAGTTGAAGTCAACGAAGGTTCACATGGCATGGCTAAGAGATTACTTAACGATATTATTAAAGGAAATACTTCAAGAGCAGAAGGTATTAAAATGTCAAAAGAATTAGCTGAATATTATTTAGATTGGATTGAAAGATCTGAATTCGGTAAAAGAAATTCTGGCTTACCTTTGTTTATGATTGTTAAAGCAAGTTTTAATTGGAATACATTCACAAATAATATACCAAAAGAATTAAAAGACGAAGTAAAAGATCTTCAAGATTATGTAAAGAAAAACGAATCTTTAGAAGTTAATGAAGGTGCTGTAAAGCAATTTGAAATGGACTATGCCGATATGGAGAAATCTATTAAAAGAGGTATTGGTTGGATTGATCCAGATTACGTAGCTACAACATGGGAAAATTCATCAGACTCTTTTCCATTTGAGTTAGTTGCATCTGAAATCTATGGAAGATTAATTAAAGCAGGACTTTTATGGTATGCTGACGAAGAAACTGGAGAAGATAAAGGCGAGCAAGTTAAATCTTTAAAAGAGCTTGGTATTAAAGAATCAGCAGAAGTTAATGAAGCAAAAGCTAAAGGTTTAGATTGGATTATTTCTCAATTAGGAGATAATCCAGAATGTATGGATGTTGCTTCATTCGTATATGATAATTATGATAAAGTAACTGGTCTTAGAAAATCAATGCGCAATGATGAAATGGATTTTCCAGATGAAATCATGGAAGTTGTTGACCACTATGGCTTAGATATTGATGAATTTACTGAATGTTATGGTATGGCAGCTGAATCTTTCGCAAATGAATCATTAATCTCTGAAGCTGATATTAAATCAGATGACGAATTTAAAGAATATGCATTTAATGTTTTACAAAAAGCATTTGGAGAAGAATTTGATGCTGAGAAAGCTCAAGAAGTTGTAGATGGTATTCTTAAGAAATGTGGAGATGATTATGGTGCATGCGTTGGAACTCTAACAAGTTCTCTTGGAGAATCAGTTTCTAATGAAGGAATCGATGTACAGTATTGGGCAGATTATCACGATCATATAGACAGACAAGGAAATTCAAAATATTATGAAAAAAGCCGTGATTTTGATACAATTTGGAAAATTGCAGTTAAATCATGGAATGAAGAAGCTGATGGCGAAGAGAATAAATTACCTTCTAACCAAGAGCCTAAAATTAAAAAATTAGCAAAAGAATTTTTTGATAAAGCTAAATGGATCTCAGTAAACGTTTGCCACGCAATGATTAATCAGGAAACGGTATAATTTAAAAAGATAAATATTAGACCTGAGTATAAAACACTCAGGTCTTTTTTGATTATG